ACGAGTGGTCGATTGCAGCACATCAGCATCCAGCCCCTGCGAAGTGCGGGAGATGCCGGTGCGCTGGGTCTTTACCTCATCAAGATAGGCCATCACGCCAAGCGCCTGCTGGCCCACAAAAGGCTCAACCAGAGGCGAAACCATGCCAGGGGCGCGAGCCCTGATGATGGCGCCCGTCTCCACATTCATCACGTCGTCAATGTTGACCTGATTTTCGACAATGACCATGCGAGGATGGATCGACTGCGCCAGGCTATCAAGCGTGTTGCGCATGATCGAGGATTTGATCAGTTGCAGGTCCATCGTCTGATCGGCAATCGACTTGCCGAAGATGGTGTGCGGCGTTGGATCAGGCTCCAGCAGCGAGAATGGCGCATATTGCACCACCTCATCGTGCAAGATGTAAGATCCATTTCCAACCGAGCAGACCTTATGCAGTTCTGCGATGCCGTCGCCATCCTTATCGATCCGCATATAGCTTTCGACATAGTAGACTTTGGTTGTAGCCTCATCATTCTGCGCCGTTAGCCCAAAAAACGACTGGTCTGCGGGGTTTCTGACGATGACCTCGTTGTTCATCTCGAAACCGCCCGTTCCGGCGTTCTCTTCGATGATTGTGCGGTCATAACCCATCTCGACAAGCTCAGAAATGGTCACAAGCTTGCGCCGAGCCACATAGATCGCGTCTGCAATGCAGGTGGCTTCGTTGTCGATCAGGAATTGCTCAGGCGGAACGCACTCAACCACATATCGGGGCGTCTTTTTGGTCCGCTTGATGCGCATTGTGATGCGCTGTTCGCCCGTCAGCAGGTCTGTTTCCTCGGAATATTCCTCAACCGACACTTCATTGTCCTGGGCGATGAAGTTTGCCTCGACCTGCGTGATACCGGAGTAGGAATAATATTCCACCTTCTCATCGGTGCGCACATACCACGTCAAAACGCCTGTTTTCAGGATCAGAGCGTCCTTGATGGCGTCATGGAGAATGCGGAAACCGGGGTTTTCCTGCATGAAGATGTAGTTGATCAGGTCTGTTGCCTGTTCAGCCGCCTGCACATCCTCGGCAGACTTCGGGATGAACTCCAAAAGCTTGTCGCCGCCCGTGAAAATGCGCAGCAGAGACGGGATCATCGCCAAAACGGTGTCCCGTACTTCCGTCATGATGACCTGAGAGCGGCCTTCTTCCTCGTTTCCGAAGAGATCGCCCAGGTAAAACGACATTGCGCGCTCGCGTTCAGGCGCAATGTAGCTGTCGATGTAGGTTGTCGCGTCCTCGATGGCCTGGGCAACCCGATAGCGGAACTCCTCGTCCGTCATTGGCACATCATAAGGCGTCAGAAACCCGGTCTCACTGTTGTAAGCCGAGTCCTGAACGCCATCCGCGCTGATCGGGATCAGATCGGGGTTATATGCGCCATATGAGGTGACGGGGTTTGCCATTTTAGCCTCGCTTCCTGACCCGCCACCACTGCCAGCCGCTCTCGGAGCCGACTTCGTGTTGGGGGAAAAACTCTTCCACCGCAGACTTTACACCATCCATAGGGTAATCGTCACCGCCCATGACGCCGCCCACCCTTAGCTTCGGCCACCAAGCCTTGATGTCAGCCAAGACCTCATCATATTCATGGCCTGCATCGACCCAGACAAAATCAACGCTGCCATCTCTGAACTCTGCCGCCGCATCCACCGTTCTGCTTCGATGAACCGTGCAATCAAGGCCGCGCAGGCGGTCGATGCCGTCCATAAAAAGCCCAAAAACACGTTCGAGATCAGGGTCAGATTTATGTTCAGGCTCATTTGATCCGCCCCAGTGGTCAACATAATGGACCGAAATCGCCTTGCCTGAGTTGATGACCTCAACGCCAAGAAAGACAGAAGACTTCCCCTTCCAGCATCCCAGTTCCACAAACATCGAGCCATCAGATGCCTCTCTGACAGCCCGGCGATAGGGGTCTGCAAAGTTAAACCAACCTTGGATCTGGTCGTAAAAGTGGTCCATCACTTCTTCTTTTTGCTCATCCCAGCTTCTGACAAAGCAATCGCAATCGCCTGCTTGCGCGACTTGGCCAGCGGAGCCTTCTTCGGTCCTTTAGGGTTGACGCCAGCGTGAAGTTCGCCGCGCTTGTACTCACCCATAACTTTAGCGATCTTGCTTGGCTTTTTCATATTCAGTCTCCGTGTGTTCGTGGTCGAACTCGAAGGAACCAATGTGCTTCACTTCCTTTGACGCATCATGGTCGATCCATATCTTGTAGTCATTCGCCTTCGCCAATTGGCAGAAGTACATATCTTCACCCGCCCATATTCGCGCATTTGGCAGGTAATGGATCTGAAACCAAGGATAGGAAAGTTTCTTGAAAACATCCGCCTTGATCAGCATCGCTCCCATACCTACGGCATCGCATTCCTCAAGCCCCGTCTTGTCTATGGAATAGATGTAAGACAAGGTTGAGAAGTCCTTGAACGCGACCGTCTTCACTGGCAGACGCCGGGTGGCGTAGTTGCAGGCAATGATGTCTTTGTCATGCCGCGCCAGCTTCTTCACAAGATTGGATGGAAAACGCATATCGCTGTCCAGAAACAGAATATGCGTCGCCCCTTGTTTCAGGCTCATCTCCACCAACTTCGTCCTTTGATCTGCGATCAGGGTTCCATTGATAAAGTTAAGGTTGAGCGCTGTTCCTTCTTTGGCTGAACCGTAGAACCTCGCTGTCAGCATAGCCAGGTCGTAAGAGAAACCCGTGTTCACAGTCTCTCGGGCTGGAACACAGATGCTAAGGTTCATTGATACTCATCCTCTTCAGACCCGTTTGAGTCCTCATACTCATCTGTATCGTCACCCTCGGCCCCGTCCTTGATTGGGCCGCCGACAATCCACGCAGCGCAGGTACGCTTCGCAGCACACTTGAAATCAAAGATTTCGCAGAAGCCAAGATCACCTGCGTCGATGACCTCCATTGCGTCGTCAGACATTCCATCGCCAATCCCCTCCTCGATGCAGTCGATGATATGCTGCTTCTGGTTGAAAGCAGCACAGTTGCCGCAGCGCATTGTCTTTGCCTCTTCACCTGAGACCTTCCAACGCTGACCCATTCTGCGCCAATACTGGTCGTTAGGCTGGTTCGGGTCCATCGGACCATAGTCAGCCTTATCAATGGCTTTGCCCCTGTTCTTCATGTTCAGGGTGATGTCGCCGGTTGCCTGCGGGCAGGCATCGCCGCGCTCGCTGTCTTCCATGTTGATGGGTTCTTCTGGTCCCATACCCATGTCGTCTTCCATCATGCGCGGCATGGCGTGATCCTTATTTGAGACCGATCAAAAGCGTGGCGGTCGTCGCCGCCGTCACCTTGGAGGTGCGGATGGGCAAGATTGTGCCAACGGGAGGAGCAGTGAAAGTCACGGTTTGACCAGCCTCGGTCACTACGGTGACATTGCCAGCGCCGCCAACATAGATTGAGCCGTAGGCATTGCTCTCGGTATCAGACTTGGTGATCGCAACCGCTTCACCAAATGTCCTGCCGTTCACCAGATATGACGCCATCACTTTGCTCCTTTAGTCGTAAAGCCTCTTCAAGGCTTCTTTCCATGATTTCTCGCCGAGATGGCTTTTGCCTTGGTCTTGGCATCCGCCTTTGAACTCGCACCCCACGCTTGCAGCGATAGAAGTAAACGTGTTGGCTGTCCCTTTTCATCCCGTTCTGGCCCCGGCATGTTTCCCATCCGAGCTAAGAATGAAGCACGTCTGGGATTATCGCCAGCCTTAACCGGGGGTTTCAGGTTCATCCCCTCAGCTTTTGCAGATGCGCGGCCCTTGGCGTTCAACCCACCCTTGGGGTTCTTGCCTTCGGCCCTCTGCCAAGCAGGCGTCTTCGCCATCACACGATCCCGCTAATTGAGCGCCGCAGCGGTTTGCCAGGACGCCATGCAAATGCTCGACCGCCCACACCAGCGGCAGTTCCGGCAAACGTCAAACACAGGCTGTCCGCCAAGTCAGGCGAACGCATCCCGCGTTTTCTCATTCCGTCCTTGGACTCTACCACTAATTTGCCAGAACTGGAAAACGTGTAGCGAGGGGCAACCAGTTCATGGCGCAGCGACTCATCCCTCGGCAACTTCACCGCCCTGGTTCCAAGCCAATCCTTAACCGAGATCCAGAGTTCATCCCGCAGCCGATTGGCGTTCGGGTTCATGGCGGAGCTTTCCGACACGTTTACGTCCCTGACGTTGTAGCCCTGTTCGCGCAGACGGTCGGCAACGCCGGACCCGAGCCCGATGGTGTCCACGCAGATCTCGTCTGGCGCGTCCATCTTGGCTTCATTCACAATCGCGCCGACCGTCTGCATCAGATCGAGACCGCCCCAGGACTTTATCTCGACAACCACATTGCCGCGCCGTTTGCAGAGCGCCGTCCGGTCAGATCCGAAACGCGCAACGTCCACTCCATATATAATAGGCTCAGACATGGGCGCCGTAATATCCCGATCGAAGGCCGCGTCCACCAGTTCTGCCGGGATCAGGGTGTCGTCATCGCCCAAGGCGAACTCGCCGAGGACGCGGATGCGGAAAGCGTTGGATGCCTCTCCATATGTTGCGGCAATTTGTCGCACAAAGTCTGTGGATACTAGAGGGTTATCCAAGCAACTGACATGCATCCGGTTCCAGTCGGACGCCAGTTCATGGTGCGTCTTGTAGAAAAGGCCGGATGAACGGGTTGGGTTCGAGATCAGGATCGTCGTCGCCGAATGGCCGGACATCGAGCCAGCCGCCGCCTCGAAGACTGCTTCAGGAACAGCAGACGCCTCATCGACGACAAGCAAAACATGCTCAGAGTGAACACCGGCCAGCGCCTCCGGCCTTTCTGCGCTGCTGGTCCTCGCCGATATGAAGCTGCTTTCGGGCGCACCCTTCAGCACGATCTTGTCCGAGAACACCTCGAAGCCCTCGCGCAGGACCGGAGGTAGCTTGTTGATCCAGCTCTTCAACTCGGCAAACAAGGCGTCGAACAACTGCGCAGCAGTCGGAGCCGTCACCACACCCTTCTGCGGATAACGACACGTCATATGCCAGATCAGCGCCCAGGAGCAGGCTGTTGACTTGCCAACTCCGTGACCGGCTCTGACGCTGATGCGGCGCTCGCCCCTCGCAATCTTGTTCAGGAAATCCTTCTGCCACGGCAGAGGATCAGCCTTCAGAACATTGATCACAAAGCCAACGGGATCTGCCGCATAGGTGCGGATAAAGTCGATGTAGGCGTCAGCGTCGTTGATTGGCTTGTTCATTGCCGCTTCACCCATTTCCGGTCAACGCTGATCTTCGGCCAGACTTCGTTCAACTCGCCGCAATGCAAGCAATTGGCAACACCGCTTGTATATTCCCATTCTTCCTCAATAACCCATCCGCTGCGCCAATGCTTCTTGGCGTCATACCGGAAATCGAGGAAGCCGCCGCTGGTCTCGCAGCAGGCATCACATTTGAAACTAATGGGTTCGCGGCTCATTCTGATTTCTTTTTTTGGAAGATTGGGCGGACCTAGGCAACCCCGGTAGGGGGGGAGGGGGGGCTACCCCTGCTTGCCTGTTAACCTGTTACAGGGGGTTGTTGATGGGTTTCAGGGGTTTCAGGGGTTTCAGGGGTTTCAGGGGTTGCCGGGTAAGATGAGGTTGCCGTGGTGAGGTGATGCAGGGAAGCAGAGGTAGCTGCCGCAGCAGCCGCCCCCCCGCCATCCCGGCCCCCGGGGGGGTCCTGAGCCACGCTGTCACCCTGTATCACCTGCAATTCGGTTTCACGCTTTGCTATGGCTGCCTGTCCCACCTTAGCCGCTTCAGAGAGCTGCCGCAGTGCATGCAAGTGTAGATGCTGGTGGTTTACGGTGACTTCCTGCCGTTCCCCATAGGTATCAGGCACAAGCCTGGCCGCGATCCATTGATACGCGTTTATCGCTACACGGGCCGCATTAGGGTCAACCCTGCCGCCGAGCGTTGCCTGCGCAATGTCGCCGATGGTGTCAGCGTAAACTAGGGATCGATTGGCGCAGGCGCGTAAGTATCTAAGGCGGAAGCCTTCGTCTTGGTCCATCCACCGATACACGTTTCTTACGTCAGGCAGGTTCTCATTTTCCTTGCATACATTCGCCAGCGAGCGCCCCGCTGCAACGCCTGCTATTATTTCATCCATGACGGCCGGTGTCTTTAAACTTGGCCTTCCTGTAATTTTTCCTTGTTTCACATATACTTCTTGTGGAACTTTGACCCTTGTCGGCGGCCTTCCGGCGCGCCTAGCGATACGGTCTCGCCTTGCCGCAATTTGTTCTTCTGTCATGACCTTGGCCATATGACCCCCCGTTTCATGTTCCGTTTTAATTATATGGCGAAATAAACGCTTTTCGTCAAATTAGGTTTTAAAAACCATTATGGGTCATAATATGGCGAAAGTACCGTGATATTTAATCCGTCACCTATTTACATAGGCAGAATTAGCGTATATTGTTTTTGACATAGGTGGTCAAAGCTGACGCCTTGCAACGTCGTAAACGAGGGGAACGAAAATGAAGAATCGCATTTTTAGCGTAGACAATCCTAAGGCGAGCAAAGCTCAAGCTTTTGGTTGGTTGAACGGAATTCATTATATGGCCCCGGCGCGCCTTGCGGGAGTGGGGAACCTTTGCGGCAATGCAAGCCCCGGATGCATTAATCTTTGCTTAGGCGAACATTCCGGGGCCGCCATTTACTATCCTAGCGTCATGCAATCTAGAATTGCCAAGGCCAAGCGTTTTATGAAACAACGCAAAGCCTATATGCGCGACATGTGGCGCGCAATTCGCGCTGCAATGCGCCAAGCCATCAAGGGCGCGCTTAAGCTTTGCATCCGTCCAAATGGTTCAACTGACATTGCATGGGAATCGATTCGCGACGAAAACGGCGCGACTATGATGGAAACGTTTCCAGATATTCAATTCACCGATTACACGAAAAGCTTCAAGCGCGCCTTGGCGCATGCGCAAGGTCGGTTTCCTGCGAACTATCATCTAACATTTTCTAGAAGCGAAACTAATGAGCCGCAATGCATTGAAATTTTGCGCGCTGGAGGAAATGTTGCTGTAGTGTTTTCTGGGA